TGAGCTTTATGGAGTTAAAGTAGGCTATAGTGAATCTGATGGCACAACTATTCAGTTTCATTATTATCCGGTTACTAACAAAGGAAAAGTTGTTGGCTTTGAAAAAAGAGAGGTAGCAGACAAAAAATTTACAGCTATTGGCTCGGTTAAGAATAGTGATGAACTATTTGGCCAATCTAAGTTTCCGCCGGGAAGCTCTAAGAAAATTGTAGTAACTGAAGGTGCTTTAGACGCTATGTCTATTCAACAATTATACCAAAATAAACAACAAGAATGGCCGGTAGTATCGGTTATTAATGGCGCAGGAAACGCAAGAAAACAAATTCAAGCCAATTTAGAATATTTAAATAGTTTTGATGAAGTTGTTTTTATGTTTGACGCGGATGAGCAAGGTTGTGATGGAGCAAAAGCTTGCGCTAAAATTGTTCGTACAGGCAAAGCTAAGATAGCTGCGCTTGGCAGACATGGAAAAGACGCTAATGATTATCTAAAAGCTGATAAATTATATGAATTAGAAAAAGCTATTTGGAATGCTGAACCTTATTCTCCAGCTGGAATTGTAAATTCCGCAGATACATGGTCGTTGTTTAACGAGGATAGAAGAGAAGATTCTATACCTTATCCAGACTGTTTTGGCGAAGTTAATAAAATGACTTACGGCAGAAGAACTGGCGAATTAACAATATTTACAGCCGGCACAGGAAGTGGTAAATCTTCATTTGTTAGAGAAGATATTTATCATATTATTCAAACAACAGATATTCAAGTAGGTATTGTATCTTTAGAAGAGTCTATTAGAGAAACACTTGATGGTCTTATTGGATTGCATTTAAACAAGCGTATAACTTTGCCTGATGTTGAATTTGATCGCGAAGGGGACGAAGGCAAAAATGCATGGGAAGCAGTTGCTGGCGAAGGCAGATTAACTTTGCTTGACCACCAAGGCTCTGTTAGTGACAATTCATTAATGGAAAAAATAGAATTTATGGCCGCTAGTGGATGTAAATTTATATATTTAGATCATATAACTTTGGCTGTAAGCGAAGTTGACGGAAGTGTTAATGAATCTATGGACAAATTAATGTCTGATTTATTAAAATGTTGTAAGAAATTTGATGTTTGGATTGGTGTAGTTTCCCATTTAAGAAAAACAGGTGGCGGAACTAAAACGTTTGAAGAAGGGGCTAATATAACCGAAGATGCACTTAAAGGTTCAGGGTCACTTAAACAAATTGCTTTTCAAATTATTGGTTTTAGTAGAAATAAATATGAAGAAGATGAGTTTGAAAGACAACGAGTCAAGATCAGTGTTCTTAAAAATCGTTTTACGGGATTTACAGGACCTGCTGGTCATGCAAGGTTTGACAGTGATACAGGTAGATTAACTAATGTGCCAGTAGAATTTAGTCAATTATAAACAAAAGGAGATATAAATATGAATGAAAAGCTCGTAGTTGATTTGGAAGCAAATGGTTTTCAAAATGATGTTACTAAGCTATGGTGCATCAGCATGTTTAATATAGAGACAAAAGAAAAAGAAACTTTTACCGATTATAATGATAATTATAGAGGTATCAAAGAAGCTATTAAAATTATGTCAACCGCAAAACAAATTATTGGACATAATTGGATTGCTTACGATCAGGTAGTATTAGAAAAGTTGTATAACTTTAAAACTAATGCGACGCTTGTTGATACCTTTTTAATGTCTCAATTATTAAACTTTAATCGTAAGTTAGGACGCACAAAAGGTAGGCACAGCTTAGCCCAATGGGGAGAAGCTTTAGGCGTTTTTAAGCCTGTCCAAGAACAATGGGAAGTATATGAAGATGCTATGCTTAATAGATGCGAAATGGACGTGCAAATAAATGTTCGTGTCTATATACAATTAATGAAAGAGTTTAAAAACTCTGGCATTCCTAAATCTGTTATTCAACGCGAATTTGCAATTGCTAAAATTAGTGCTGAGCAGGTAAAGAATGGTTGGTTAATTGACGAAAGAGTAGCTTTAAAGCATATAGCTTTTCTTAAGAAAGAAATTGAAACTCTTAGAGAAAAGATTGAGCCTTTAATGCCAAAAATCGTTAAATGTCCTAGTGTTTGGGTTACTAATACAGAATGTAATCAAATTTTAGGTACTAAATTTGTTAAATATGATGCCAACTTAAAAGAGGGCCAACGATTAAAAATGCCTGTTTTACCAAGATATACTAAAACAGGCGTTTTACATTCGGCGCAAGCTAAATGGCTTGGGGAAGGAGTAAAAGTTTATGGTCCATATTGTAAAGTAGAATTTCACGATGCTAAATTAACACAACATAGCGAAGTGAAAAAGCTGCTATTCAAAAATGGTTGGAAACCAACTGAATGGAATATGAAACGAACTGCCGAAGGAAGAATGATAAGAACTTCAGCAAAATTAACGGAGGATTCTTATGGATCTATTAAAGGCACTCTTGGAAAAGATATCGCTCTTCATGCTACGTATCAGCATCGCCTTAATACTCTTCAAAATCAAAAGGAAGAGACGAAAGGTTGGTTAGGCTCAAGACGCAAAGATGGTCGAATTGAGTGTGTGCCTTTTACTTTAGGTACTGCAACAGGAAGAATGAGCCATAAGAACTTAGTAAATGTGCCAGGGGCTAAAGCAACATTTGGAAAAGAAATGAGAGAAATCTTTATTGCCCCTCGTGATCGAGTTTTAGTTGGATGCGATTTAGCATCTGCACAATTAAGACTATTAGCTGCTGCTATGAATGATGAAACATATTCAAAAACAGTTATTACTGGTAAAGAGGCAGAGGGTACTGATGTTCATACAGTAAATCAAAAAGCTGCAGGACTAAAAACCAGAGCACAAGCTAAAACTTTTATTTATGCGTTTTTATTTGGTGCTGGGGATAACAAAATTGGTTCTATTGTTGGAGGAAAAGCTAAAGATGGAAAAGAGCTTAAAGCAAAATTCTTAAGAAGCTTTCCAGCATTAAGTAAGCTACAGTCTAAATTAAAATTAGATTTTGAAAAATCTGGTGGCAAAGCTATTACCGCGCAAGATGGTAGAAAAATACAAGTTGATTCACCTCATAAATTGCTTAATTATTTATTACAAGGCAACGAGGCTATTCTTGCAAAAGAATGGGCAAGCATATCTGCAAAATTAATACAAAAGAATAATATTAATTGCAAATTATTAGCTATTATGCATGATGAACAAAACTTTGAATGTTCTATTGAAGATGCGCCTAAATTAGCAACTGTGCTAGAAAAAGCTGCAACTATGGCTGGTAAACAATTAGGATTCAATTGTAGAATGGATGGTACATCTAAAATAGGAGAAACTTGGTATGACATACACTAATGGAAAATTAGATGATGATAGTAATGATGGTATTTATTGTGAAAGAGTAGATGGAGAAGTTTTGTGTGTAAGCTTTTCTGAATATATGAAAAAAGGTTTTATACCTTCTGAAGCAATACCCATTAGAGAAATGATAGACCCTCCAAGAGGTCATTAAATAAATTAAGCAATTTAGCCTGTGTTAATATAGGTTAGATTGCTTTTTTCGTAAACAAATAAGGAGAAACAATGAACAAGTTACCTAATGATTATCAAAACTTTATAGCATTAAGTAGGTATGCACGATGGCTACCAGAAAAAAATAGAAGAGAAACGTGGGAAGAAACCGTAGCAAGATATTTTGATTTTATGGCTGAGCATCTAAAAGAAAATACAGATTATAAATTAGAAACAGCAATTAGAAAAAAATTAGAACAAGCGGTTCTTAATTTAGATATTATGCCTAGCATGAGAGCTTTAATGACCGCTGGCACTGCTTTAGCTAAAAATCATATAGCTGGATATAATTGTGCTTATCTTAGTGTAGATCACCCAAAAGCATTTGATGAATGCCTTTATATTTTAATACACGGTACTGGGGTAGGTTTTAGCGTTGAGCGCCAGCATATAAATAAACTTCCAGAAATACCAAACGAGCTAATTGATGTAGATGACATTATTGTTGTGCAAGATTCTAAAGAAGGGTGGCAGTCTGCATTTAGAAAATTAATTACATACTTATATAACGGAGAAATGCCTAAATGGGATTTTTCTAGAATTAGAAAGAAAGGAGCCCGTCTTAAAACTTTTGGAGGCAGGGCTAGTGGCCCGGAGCCATTGTTAGATTTGTTTAACTTTTGTACTAGTATTTTTAAAGAAGCTGGTGGTAGAAAATTAACAAGCTATGAATGTCATCGTATTATGTGTAAAATAGCAGAAGTTGTTGTTGTTGGAGGCGTCAGACGCAGTGCATTGATTTCTTTAAGTAATTTAACTGATGAACGCATGAGAACTGCTAAGTCTGGTCAATGGTGGAGCAATACTCCAGAAATGGCACTTAGCAATAATAGTGTATGCTATACAGAAAAACCTGATATGAGCATTTTTATGAAAGAATGGACTTCGCTTTATGAATCTAAATCAGGCGAACGAGGCATTTTTAATAGGGAAGCTGCTAAAAAACAAGTTGCCACTACAGGCAGACGTAACACTGAACATGATTTTGGATGCAATCCTTGTAGTGAAATTATATTAAGAGATGGACAATTTTGTAATTTAACTGAAGTTGTTATTAGAGCTGCTGATAGTTATAAAGATATACAAAATAAAGTTAAATTAGCTACTATACTTGGAACCTTCCAAGCCTCTCTTACAGATATCAAAAGATTAAGGCCAAAATGGGTTTTTAATACAGAAGAAGAAGCATTGTTAGGCGTTTCGTTAACTGGCATTATGGATAATTCATTTATGAATGGCACTCCAGATAAAAAATATTACAACAAGAAAAGCTTAGCTGACTTTCTTATTGATCTTAAAAAGAAGTGCGTAGAAACAAATAAAGACTGGTCAGGAAAACTTGGAATTAGCCAGGCTACTGCAACAACTGCTATTAAACCTAGTGGTACAGTTAGTCAATTAGTTGACAGTGCTAGTGGTATACATACTAGACATAACGATTATTATTTTCGTAGAGTAAGAGCAGATTCTAAAGATCCAATAGCTCAACTTATGGAGGACCAAGGAATACCTTGCGAGCCTGATGTTATGAAACCGGATAGTGTTAAAGTATTTACGTTTCCTATGAAAGCTCCAAAAGGAGCAATAACTAGAAATGATAGAAATGCTATTGAACAGCTCGAACTATGGCTTACTTATCAAAGATACTATTGCGAGCATAAGCCTAGTGTTACTATTTCTGTCAAAGAACATGAATGGATGGAAGTTGGCGCGTGGGTATACAAGCATTTTGATGAAGTGTCAGGCGTTAGTTTTCTTCCGCATTCAGATCATTCATATCAACAAGCTCCTTATGAAGACTGTACTAAAGCAGATTATGAAGAGTTAGCTAAGAAAATGCCTAAAGCTGTTGATTGGGATTTAATTAGTCAATATGAGCTAGAGGATACAACAGTAGGAAGTAAAGCATTAGCCTGTACTGGTAGCGTATGCGAGTTAGTTGATTTAGTGGCGGAGGAGTAATGCTATGTCACTATTAATAACTGATATGTGTATTAATTGTGACGTATGCGAGCCTGAATGTCCCAATGAAGCAATATATATGGGGGAAGAAATCTACGAGATTGACGGGGATAAATGTACTGAATGCGTGGGGCATCATGCTGTTCCTCAATGTGTAGAAGTTTGTCCGGTTGACTGTTGTTTACCGGATCCAAACAGAGTTGAAACACAAGAAGAGCTATTACTTAAAATAAGGAGGTAAAATGAGTAATCCAAATGATAACCAAAACGCTTATCATGCAGCGTTACAAATAAATAGAACCTTAAAAAAAGAAATAGAAACGCTAACAAAAGAAATAAAAAAGCTAAAAGCTGAATCTTTAGTTAAAGTTCCTTTTTCGCATAGTAAAGACACGGAAGTTAGACTTAGCAAAGAAGAGTATATTGCTAAAATAGGAGAGTTAGATGACATATAAGTATAAACCTAACAATAAATGGAAAGCCTCTGTAAGAGGGGCCGATTCCAAATGGGAGGGTGAGTTAGAAAAAGGATTATTAAAAGATTGGGAACATCATCCTGAAAAAGTTTCTTATACAATTAATCACACTTATACTCCTGACTTTGGTAAAGGCAATTTAATAATAGAGGCCAAAGGAAGATTTATGGATAGCGCAGAAGCTAGAAAATATGTATGGATTAGGGACTCTTTACCAAATGGTAAGGAGTTACTATTTTTATTTTATAACCACAAAACCCCAATGCCCCATGTAAAAATTCGTAAAGATGGTACAAAGCTAACGCATGGTGAATGGGCAACTAAAAATAATTTTAGGTGGTATACTGAAAACACAATAACACAAGTAATCGGAGATAACTAATGGCCACAGTAGCAAAAGTAACAATTCAATTGGTGGATGTAGATTCACCTTTTATAAATACTTCTATAGTAGAAATAGATGAAATTCCAATGAGCGATGATGTTCATAGAAATCTTATTGCATTTTTACTTGAAGCCAAACAACCAGATGAAAATAAAAATAAAAAACCAGCAATTGTTGGTTCTAAGGAGAAAAAATAATGCAATGTAACAAATATCCAGTTATGGAAATAGCAGAAGCACTTAATATAGCGGTTAATTTATATGAAAGTATTGATTATAATAGTGAAATGAAAGAAGAATTAGAAATTACAATTTTAGGATTAATTAAGTCTTTAAGAATTGCAGCCTTTCATAGTTCAGAAAAAATAGAAGGAGACCCATGCGAAAAATAATAAAATTTCATGCTGATTGGTGCGCCCCTTGTAAAAACTATGGGCCTGTGTTTGAAAAAGTAACAAGCCAACTTAATGATTGGGAAATAGAAATGTACGATGTGGATACTCCAAAAGGAACTGAAATGTCTATTACTTATGGAGTTAAATCTATTCCTACAACTGTTATTATAATTGATGACAAAGAGCCACGGAAATTAGTAGGAGGTTTATCATCCTCTGATTTAACAAAAGAGCTTACTGCATAAGCAAATATAGGGCTATAGTTAGGTTAATACCTAGTTATATCCCTTTATTTTTGCTTATTGTTTTATATCTTTTGTTGTGAAATACTATAAAATAGGCCTAAGCAAACATAAGCCAAGCATTGATAAGTAGTCCATATGGAGATCCTGGAGATCAACTTTTTACTATAAAGCAAAAATAAAGCTACATTTTGGACAATTATCCAATTTGTAGCTTTATTTTTTGTTTTAGTAACCTCTCCACTCTTTAGTAGCTTTGACCAACTTTTGAGCTTCAATTCTTCTTACGTTTGCTTCACTACTGGACATTCCAGCTTTAAGATTATCTTGATAAACTTTATTAACCATAAATGTATTTACTTTAGGGGTCCCAGCAAATTTCTCTGGACCCCCATTAGCTTTTAGTAATTCGGCATCTGTCATCCCTTGAGCAGACATTACATTGTAGTTTTTATACATAGTTATCCTCCTCTAACAACATTAGTAAATCTTTCAACTGGTTGAGCACCAATATCAAAATTAGTTTCCATAGTTAAGCCTTTAGCTTCAATTTTAGTCAATATGTCTTCTATTGATATTCCTGTAGCTTTAGATAATCCTTCAACCATTTTTCGTCTAATATTATAGTTAGCATGAAGATCTTGAAAAACTTTACCAGACAATTGTTTAACAGCTTTGACATCGTTTGGATGAACAAAGAATGCATCATGAACAACTCTAACTTCAATACCAGCGGCATCCGCAGCCTGTACTAATTTATGCAAAAACGAAGCATCCATCATGTGTGTTACATTAGGTGCCATTCCTTGAGTTACCATTCTAGAATCAGTTGCAATTTTATTAATAGCTTCTGGTGATATGTCTGGTGTAGGAATTTGATTATATACAGTTACTTCTTGCCCTCTCCAATTAGGAGCTTTAATAGCAGCTAAATCCGGAACACCTTCGGGACCAATAGTAGCTCGAAAAGTTCTTTCACTTCCCATAACGTATCTTGTTAAGTCAGTAATATCTCCAGACGGGCCTTCAACTAACAACGGCTTTCTATTTGTTGCAGTGTTAAAAATTTTGCCTATAATAGAATTAAATTGTTTAAATTGATATTGTGTAGCAAGCCCATCATTTAAAGCTCTAGCCATACCTTTATTCCAATGAAATTCCATTAGCTCATCAGGATCAACTCCCCGCTCTAAAATAGCTAATTTTTTTCTACCATCTAATTGAGAATTTAAATCAATTTTAAGTGTGTCATTTCCTGCTCCATAAGGAACTTTCATAACAATAGGTTTAACAATTCCTCTGTCCCCACCTAAAAATTCGTCAGAAATTTCTTTAAACAAACGAGCTTTTTCAGGGTCGGTTGCAGCTAATTCATCGTAACTTTCTTGCATATATTTTTTGTATTTTACGCCAACATCAGTATACAAATCTTTAGCAATAGCATCATCCGGAACACCTTCGCTTAATAACCTTATTTCAGCAGTAGTTAAGCCTGTGCGATCAACAGGATCAGTAAGAACACTTGTTAACTTTAGTATGTTTTCATCGCCATACTGCGCACCAATATGTTGAGAACCTGAAGAAGGGGCATCAACCTCAATCATCATATTAGACTCATAAGGAACACCAGCATCATTTGCTTTCTTAATTCGAGCTACTTCCATAACTCCTCTCAAATAAGGCCCAGCGTCTTTTCTATCCATCCATTTTGGATTCCAATCAGGATTGTCTACATTGTCTAAAGCTTCTTGGCCTTGTTTAAGATACATGTCTTTATTTTTTAACCAATGTGAATGCCTATCTAACCCTGTACCCTGTATTTTGCTTAAGCCTGCCTTATCATCAAATAAAATTAAATCGTCAACAATTTGATTAAACCCTTCATCTCCATATACTATAGGTTTTTTAGCCCCAGTAAATCCATGACGAATTGCACCACCAGAGTTTAAAGAAGCATTAGATGGGTCTATAGGCGACGTGCGGCCACGTGTATCAACATTATGTTGCATGTACACCTTAGCCTCAGGATCGTTAGCAAATCTTTTTTCTAACTCTTCATCCAATCTCATTTTATTACTTTGTTTAGATTTATATTGATCTTTAATAGTTCTAGTTTCTTTACCAATAGCATCTAATGCTTTTGCACGAGGAGAAAATGTGGCCTCTCTTAGCTCATAAAACTGCTTTTTACTTGGAGGTTTATCGGGAAATGCTTCCTTAATAGCGTCGCCTAACTCATCATACGCTTTTGTTAGCTGATCTTGTTCGGTATCAGTTAGCCTTTGTAAATTAAGGGCAGATTTGTGCTCAGCTAATGGCCCTGGGCGTTCTTTTAATAAACCCTTTTTACCAAGTGTTTTTGTTAATTCAAAAAAGTCTTTGTCCATGCCAAGCAATTGTCTGCCTAAAATATTCAAAGATTTAACAACTGAAGGAAAATGGGACTCTGATAGTTGAACTTTAGTTCCTCCGGAAAAGAACCCAGCTGCGGTTGAGCCACGGGGAAACCCTGTGATCTCACCAGCTTCATTCATAACCCAGTCACCATGATGGTTAATAGCAGGATTCCTAGCTTCTCTAGGTCCCTCAAGGGCATTCATTAATGTTCTTCCACCAGTGCGAGCCCAATCTTTAAAACCTTTATTAGTAGTTAGCAATAACTCATCTCTAACCTCTATTCCTTTACCAGTTTTGGTTTTAACCATAGCTTCTTCAATAAAGTCGCCTAGGTTACCTCTGGTATAGTTTAGCATAGTAGCGCCAACTTCTCTACGTTTGGCAGGAGGCCATCTATTTTTAGTTCCTGTAGTCATACGGGCCTCTATCTTACGACCAACTTTATCATACAGGTCTTGTAAAGACACTCTTTCATAAACTTTTTCCTGGCCAGCAACTTTCCTAGCTTGCCCGGCAGCATTTTCGTCAATAACCCTAAGCGAATCAATAAACATTCCAACTATGTTTTCATCGGACATATCTTCGTCTTTAAACATATTTTTAATGTCATTGCTTTTGCGCATATCTGAAACAGATGCCTTAAAGTTGTCAGTAGCTTTTGCTATAGAGCTGACAGTTTTATTACCCATTTCAGTTAATTGCATAACGGCAGGTTTGATTTCAAAAATTTCCTGCACTTGTGCTTCGGGAATAAATGTTTCAGGAGTGTCTGGCCCGTCCATAGCAAGTCTAGTTTGTCCTTGACCCAACTTGGCGGCATCAGCTCTTGTTGTTACAACTCCTAGCTCTCGGGGCCCATATGCTGCATTCTGGTCTGCGTAACTAGTAGGACTAGTAAATATGCCTTCCCCTTTGCCAGCAGCAGCAGGACTGGAACCTGAGCGATAATTGAAGTTACCTTCATTGATATCGCCCTGAGCTTGAGTTTGATGAATATAAGTATCTATAGGTGTATCATCATATTCAATTTGTTTAGCTTCAATCTGCTGTATTCTATTTGTAACAGCATCAGGTTTATCGGCTAGCTTTGTAAGCTTATTAACTGCTTTTGTATCACCAGCCGTAGTAGCTTTAATTATTGCTTTGTTGATTGATGCAACAACTGAACTTAAAACGCTCATATAGTCTCCTATTATTCAAAGTATTGTGAAATACTTGGATCAAAGTCTTTTAATTTTTGTTTAACCATTTCTGTATCAGTAACATCCTTGGTCGCATAAACTGAGCCTCCAATAGTAGCTGAACCTACAAGTAAGTCTTGTATCTTTTTACGTGTGGGTCCATCAATACCTTTAGATTCCATAATCTTAGCTATAGCTCCTAACCCCTGTGTTTTCTTTTTAGGATTGTTAGAAAAAACTTTCATAGCTTGTCTCTGAAATGCTTTAGATTTCATAAGTGCATTGATAGCAACGTAGCCACCAACTGCACCAAAAGGGCCACTGGTATATGCACCCGCGCCACCTGCTAGAATTCTTGTCATAAGAACACCTAGCCCACCATGGTCAGCAGCATTTTCTAGGATATCAGCGTAACCTTGCCACGCTTGTTTATCCATAACATCACCATAAACTTTTTGCAAAACTTTAATACCACTTTTATCACCTAAAAATCTTTTAAGCGGAGCAGCATTTGTTCCTGTAAATAAGTGCTCATGCAAAGCCATTTGAAGATTTTCTTTTTGTGCCCTGCCAAATTTAGCATCGCCAGACAATCTGCCTAACTCGTCCATTTGTTTAATAAACTCATCAACTTTGTGTGGGTCTTTGCTAGATATAGTGTTTACTAATTTTCTAGTTGCAGCTGAACTGTCTTCTGTTGCATTTATAATAGTTCTATCCGCTCTAATACGCAAAAAGTCTGAGTAGTCTTTATCTAGTTGCCTAGCTCGACCCCCTTTGCCTGCCTTTTTAGCAGAATTAGTAAATAAATTTCTAGATTGTTTATAAAAATTATTTAAAACTTGATCGGAACTAATATTAGGGCCAACACCTCTGCTAGCTCTATTAGATTCTTTTCCTAGCGTAGAACGAATTTTACGCAAAGCTTGAGTAGGTGTTAATTCTTTGCCAACCATAGCGTCAATAGTATTTTGTAAATTACCAATTTTAGAAACACCAGGTTTGTTATGAAGGTTTTTAACTAATTTTTTAATTTGTTCTTGAGTAACTTTTATTTCACCTAATTCATCGTATTGTTTAGTAAACTTAATTTTTCCTTTATTTATAACATTATTAAGATTATCATTTAAGCCAGCAGCAGCTTCTTCTTTACCTCCAGTGCCAACAGCATTATCAAGAATTTCTTTAGCTTCTCTAGCCACACCTTCTCTAGCTGCTTCTCCGCCACCACCAGTTTTAATAGCGGCACCTTTAAGCGCCTGAGCGGTTTGTATTGGGCTAGTAATAGCTTTTGCGCCAGCGGTAACAGCTTGTCCTGTTCCAGATATTAGCTTGCCTACGCCTTTAATAGCCACAGGAGCCGCAGCACCTAAGCCTAAGCCCATACCAGTAGAAAGAGCAGCGC